TTCCATAACTGTCTGGACTTGACCAACCTGTACCAGTCCAAACTCGTTCAGTATCTGTCCCGTCGAGTCTTTTAATGGTTACACGATCACCGATTTTAGGGGTAGAAGTAGTTACAGAAGGTGCAGATGTTTGTGAAGGTTTGTCTCCAAAAGCCAATTTATTAATATCTGTTTTAAATTTATTAATTGCTTCTTTACTTGTGTCAACTTCTTTATCACTTTTTTCTGCTGCTCTCGCTTCTTTTTCAGAAGGAAATAATTGACCGTTATAGTACCAATTTCCTTCTTCACTATAAACACCAGTTTTTGCTTCAAATAGACTTCCGAGTCCACCTGAACCAATGGTGCCACCACCACGAACGTGAGAAATGATGTCGCGATTTGTTTCTAATCCACCACCAAGTCCTTCGCCACCTTCACGGCGACGAACACCCATGGCTTGAACTGCAGCAGAAGAAACTTTAAGTTGATCACGCTTTAATGCTTGCTGACGAATTAAAGCAAGACGTTGTTTCTGAACCTTTGCTTTATTTACTTTCTTGAGGCTTGTTGTAGCAACTGTGGCAGATGAACCAAAGTGTTGTGGAAAAGTCTGCTTGAACCAGGCTTCTCTTTCAGGAAACTGCTTGAAATACTTTTGCTTCCCAGCGCTGGAGAATTTCAATACTGCTTGTGCGCCTTTTTGCCAACCTTCCATCTTTAACCCTCAAGATTTTCTTGAATTTTAATTACTAAATCTGTCGTTCCACGTTTAATTCGATGGTAGGTATATGCTGGTATTACATATTCCTCACCGACTTTGAGGGTCTGTGGGAGTTGATTTTCAAACTGGATTTCCCAGTTTTCTCCTTCTAGAACCTCTACGATTCTGTCATTATGATCCCTATGCCAAACGAGTTCTTCACTCAGTACATCCTTTGAGAATGTGCGCAGGAACATATCATTATTTAGGTTTTTTTGTTCGTATGGGTTTACCACCACTTTTGCCCTGAATCACTAAAGTATCTTGGCCAACGGCATGCCCAATAGGATGCGCTGGTTTTATCTTTATTGCCATAGCAATTATGTCTTGCAACGAAAGACTTAACTCTTGATGGCTCATTGAATCTCTTCTTCATACCAGACTGACTGAAATTGACCTTGACTACATTACCCTTTTCGTTGCGAACATAAACAGCTCCACCGCCTCTGGAACGGAATGGTTTGCCAATTCCTTTACCTTTAGTTGGATCATTTTCTTCTTCCATTGGAACGCAGTTAGGGACCATCTTGTCGCCTTTCTTCTTCATTCCTTTTTGTGTGTACCCTTTCCAACATTCTTCCATATCTTCTTCATATGGATAATCTAGAAGAACTTGTTCGCCTTCGAATTCAGCCACTTCTCCGATATCGCTTTCGAGAAGATCTTGCTCATACTCATCCTTTGGAGTATACAAACCTTCAGCATATAATCTCTTTGCTTCCAAGATCATTGCAAAGAACATTTCAGATCCTGGACGATAAACGTTTTCGATGAGTGATAAATTATTCTGATGGTGGTAGTCTACTGCTTCAGAAAGACCAAGGACTGGGAATCCACTGACTGAGTCTGTGGCATATTCATTGCCAGTCATATTTTTAATTTTACGAGTCTTGAGTGACGGAGTGAAATCAACACCGTCTTCTGCGCCATCATCTTCTAGTTCTTCTTCGTCCTCGATTTCTTCTTCGCTTTCATCTTCTTCGACTTGCGGTTCTTCTTTGAGGTTTTTTCTGAGTTGTTTAAATGAAACTCCATCATTTCCATTAACTTCAGATCCAGTGGATTCATTTCCTTCACTGGTTTCTGAGGGTTCGGATTCCGAAGTAGTTTGAGGAACGCTGTTGCCATATGCTTCAGGTGGGAAAACATCTTCAATCTCCTGCTCTTGTCCTGGTGTCATTGCAATAGCATATTGACGATATTCATCTGTTCCTACTAATTGCATTTCAAATAGTTCGTTAATATCTGCATCTTCTCGTAAATCTTTATCAGCACCATGATAGGTGCCCTTACCTTTACGAAGGAAGGAATTCACACGAGCATGACCCCACTGTTGTGGTGTCGTTCCTGGACGATGTCCAGAATTCCAAGCAGCAACACCACGCTTATAAACTTTCTTGAGTGTGCCCAATGACATACCAAACTTTTTGGCTTTTCCAGCAAGAGATAAATCTGGTTTTTTCTTATCACTCATTGTTGCTCTCGTTATAATTTCCAGTTAGATACCAGCGTTGTGAGGATGGATGCTTGACGGCTTCCCACAACACATTGTTTTCAGAATAGACTGCTTTATTTTCTGATACATTTGTTAGTCTATTTGTAGGAATAGACAATTGATTAGTAATTGATTTTGTCGTATCAATTAAATCTTTAAGATTGTAATTTGTTGCTTCTTTAAGTGACTGCATTCTCTTTAGAATGCTACGCTTTTGCATCACAGCCGTAATGTTACCTGTACGAGCAACACGATTTTTTCTTGGATCTACGACTGGTGGAATTGGCTTGTTGAAGTCGATTCCTTCATCCATCGCTTTCCGAATTGCCAATGTGTGCTTGCTTGGTTTGGTTTCAGCTGTAGCATCACCTGGAGCTGGTTCATAGGCGCGTGAATCACGATCTGAATACTTTTCTTTTTCTTTCCAGTGTTTTGCGCGAGCCTTTGCAGTTGATGAACTTAGTCCAGCAACATACTTCTTTGGTAGACCAGATTCTTTATCCTTTGCAACACGATTCTTAAATCTTTCTGTGATTACAGTGAATGATCTGAGTTCAGGTGTTTCAACAGGATTGATACCATGACCTTGAATTCTACTCTCAAGTTTCACGGTCTGATCTTCGAAGATTAGTTTCTCAAATGCGCTTGCAGCATTGAAGTTCATTGAATTGTTAAAAACAAATACATCGTCTAGAGACTCAACGAGCTTTTCTGTGTTTAATAACTTTTGAATTCTCTTTGACTCGTGCAATGGATTTTCGCGTTGTTCGTTGCGTTGACGGCTGACCTTATTTGTAACCGAAACATAGATTGTATCGAAATTATAATCTTCGTGTAGTGACTTAATTTCTTCGATCTTTCCTTCATCAATTGGTCCATTGATGACAAGATTTTTCTTTTCTTCGAACAATTGATTTGCAGTTCCATTTAGAACCTGATCAATCTGTACTTCCATCAAGTCATATTTGGCAAAAGTATTCTTGAGAACAAAATCCTTTCCACTTCCTGGACCACCAATAAGAAAGAATGCTGTTGGACATACTTCTTCTTTTAGTTCTTTAAAGATATCTTCGGCATGTGGGTGTAATGCTTTTGGAAGAAACTTCTTGAGTTCACGAGGATTCTTTGCATTACGTGCTGCTGTTCCAGAAATACCAGCAAGTCCTTTTGCGCCTTGCTTTCTTTCGCCGCCAACTTGCTTGAATTCGATATCATCGAATTTATAGAATCCGTGTTTACCTTCTTTGTTGTTATAATCACGGATGCGATCTGCAATTGAAGAACGATCAGATCCACCGTAAATAACTAACTTTCCTCTTTTACCAGAGGAATAAACTTGAGATGCAGCATGTAATGGAGTGACTGTTGTGTCTACGTTTACATCTGATCCAACTGCAGTTTTAATGTACTCGACTTTCTTTTCTGCTGAGATTGGACGGCGAGCAGATTGCGTTGTAAAGACATTAACGCTGGTATGCTCACCAGACTTCATCTGATTTACATTTTCGTCATGTCCTTTGGTGAATGGTGAGAATCCACCAACCAACATTGCATGAGATTTTACTTCATTCTCACTCATAATATTATTTGTCCTCTTTTTCTAGAGATTCATTCAGAATGATTTGTTCGTAAATTTTATTTCTTAGATGTTTAAATCTAATTGGATTACTTTCTTCGGTAATACTGCCGTCTGCATTACGGCGATAACCACCATCCTCATCCCACACATCCTGAAGAGTAACATTATATCCTTTTCTCAATAAGAATTTATGGTAGTCGGATACATTACCATATTCCGTACCATCAGGATTGCGTGCAATACCTTCTTCATTTCCTGGTTGACCTTTTGTTGGATCAGCATCAGCAAGAGCTTTGATTTTTTTGTATTCTTCTGGATCACTAAGCATATGTTGCCATTGAGAAGCATGTAATACTCCAGTTTCCATGCCAGCAGTTGTTCTTTTTCCGAACGCATCTATGAGAGGTTTGCCATCTGCGTCGACTGTTTGTGCTGGTTTGCCGTCTATGCAACTTTGAGGCTTTCTTTGGCAATAAGTACCTGGTGCGGCTGAAAATGTTACTGCTGCAGCTGCTGCTTTTGCAGTTGGATAATACCAACCGCGCGATTTTACACCCTTTGTGTATTCATCAGCCCCATCATCTGTCGCTGCAACCACTTCATCATCTCTTGCTGCAAGACTTCGTAATTTTGATTTGGCTGCATCTCTTGCTGCAAGACTTCGTAATTTTGATTTGGCTGCATCTCTTGCTGCAAGACTTCGTAATTTTGATTTGGCTGAATTAAACCAATTCATTCTGGTTACGTTTTCCTCATGAATTTTATTTCTTAGATCTTTAAATCGCACACCTTCAGCCATAGCAGGAAGATTTTTATTTAATCTATTTCTCATCAAAGCCAATTTTCTTTTTAGTTTGTCTTTGGAAGAATAAAGAGCAAATTTTCCTCTATACTGTCCCAATGTTCCAATGTCGCCTGTTTCAGATTCTACAGGTGAACCACCACCCAATACACTACCAACGACACCAGTTGCAGCGGCGGCTACGACAGGTGCTGCAGCAGAAACTGTTGATACTGCGCCCTTACCAACATCACGCAATGCATGCCACGTATTTCCTAATGCTTCTGGTCCACGTGCAGCAGCTTTTGTATAGAGGTGTTTTGCAAGTTTTTCTTGTTCGTCTGAATTGAAAACAACATCTCTATAACTATCACCATAGAGATCTTTTGCAGTATCAATCAATGTGCTTCTTTCAAACTGATAACGACCAACGCCTGTGCTGCCTGGATCACCTTTGAATCCCTGACGACGCAATTCTTCTTGACGGCTTGGAATGTTTAGTCCGTAAGCACGAGACTTATTTCTCATTTCGGATTCTTGCCAGTCGTTCAACTCACCAATCGTCATTTGAGAGATTGGTTTAGGTGCAACAATACCTGCTAGATTTCTTTTTGATCCATCTTTGTTAAGTCTGTCATATGCAATGGTATCATAGTCGTAACTTTCTTTGCCAGCGACTTTGTCCTTGACATCTTCCCATTTTGGTGGTGTATATGCTGTCATAGTTTTCTCTTATCTCTTATTGTTGAACTTCAACTTCTTGCTCTGGTTGAGCAGCTTGTTGTTTCTGGAATCTTCCGCGATTGAAATTAAGTCTGCTGAAATTTGGACGGTCAATAAACTTAACTGGAACGTCATTTCCTGTTTCTGGATTTGACATTACAACAACATGACCTTCCTGTGAATTTACATTCTCTCCAGTGTCAGGATCGCTAATAGATCCTTGCATTAGGTTAGAGTTATTAACAGCATTTGCATCAAGTGATGGGAGCAATGCATTCTTTGCATCTGTAAGAGCTTGATGAATTCTTAAAGTTTGTCTCCACTTTACAGAGTTCATGTTGAGATCATTTAAAATCTCATCTCGCTTTTGAGTGATGGTTGGTGCTTTCTTTGCGTTCTTTGGGTTTTCAATTTGTCTATTGAATTTTTGAGTAATATGGTCAACAAGACCTTCGTATGTAGAAGGAGCACCTGTCTTAACTGTGTCATTCACATAAGTTGATAGATGTTCAGCATGAGGAATAGCATGATTGAAATCATGTTTCTCAGACATAATCTTAACTTGCTTCACTGCTCGGTCATAAGCAGCCTGAGCATCTGATCCATAGTTTTCTGGATTTGGTGCTGTTGAACGTGGATCAATGACATGTACGTCTGAGTGTTTTCCAAATGATCTCAAAGGAACATTAAATTGTCTCTTTGGGAATGAAAGCATCATCTGTCCAGTCTTAGAATGCGGCTTCCATGATGCGCTTGGGTATGCAGTATGAACCACGATTCCGAATTTAGATTGAGCAATCTTTTGCCCAAGTTTAGAATTAGCTGGAGCAGAATAATTAATAAGTTGTGGATTTAGAGAATAGCGATATCCATTCTCATCATCACCTTCCTGCTTGACCATATCAGGAGTGTGCATGAAATCTCCCTGATAGATTCCCTTCATTGGAGTAACCTTTGGGAGATGCTCTAAAGCAGCGAGCATTTTAGATGCGAGTTCTGGACGGTCACCAAAATGTGTCTGCACATCCTCTGGAGAAGTGATTAACTTCTGAGTTGTTTTATTAAATGCAGATTTTGTGGCAACGAAGAATTGACCAGGAGCGTATCCGCTATTCTTGGAATTCTTGTTTGGTAGGCGACCGAAAACCATCGCTGGAGCACCGTCGTGTTTGACAGAAACTTTAGCAGCTGATGGTTCTCCTTTTAGATACTTGTGAATGTTATCTAAGAAATTTAGAGATAGATCGACACCTTCTTTTCCGTGCTTAATCGGAAGATCTTCAACGTGTTCAAGGTGTCCGCCATTAATGTCTTCGGTTTCGAATTTTGCGGCTTCGGTGAGATATTGGCTAAATCGTAGCATATTAATCCACTCTATGGGAGTTTATATGCTTCTATTTAGTTATTTTTACCAGTTAGTATTCCGTAAATAATGTCGTCGACGGTTTCTTGAATCGTATATTGTGGTCTATAACCCAAGGATTCAAGTTTAGTATTATCCATGAAGAAAGAACGAGAGGATTGGACTTTCTTGTGAAACTCTTTCTGTTCTATAGTGCGGAGTTCAGAAGCCGAATCCATTGAATCTCGAGCGTATCGAATAATGTCTCGGAAGATTATTGGTCTCCCATTTCCGATGTTGTAGATTGAGTTAATTTCTCCTCGTTGAACAACGAGATCGATTGCTCGAGCGCAATCGCGAACATCAATATAATCACGATAAAAATACCCACTATCGTAGAGATCCACTGGTCTGTTTGCCGCGATTTCACCCAATAGGTATTGGAGAGCGTTCTTTTTCGCAGATACCTTTTTATCTTGTTTACCCAGTACATTTGCTAACCTCAAGATTCGATATTGAAGTCCAAACGTCTCGCAGTAGGACATCAATAACTGCTCGGCGCATCTCTTCGTGATGGAATAAAAACCTTTTGGCTCACATGGATCGGTTTCGGGAATACCACGCGATCCTTCGCCAAATCCAGAGTCTTGTCCATAGACAAACCAGGAACTCATGAAGTTGAACACTCCTTGTTCACCAGTTCTTTTTATATATTCTCGATAATTATCGAGAACTTTCATCAATACAACGAGATTAGTATTAATATCCAAGAGAGAATCGACGTGTACATTATAGTTGTCAACGGTACTAATAAAGTAAACGCAATTTGCACTCCGTACTTCGTAATTATCCCTGTAATTTTTGATCCAGCCTTTGGCAACGTTACAGTATTCACTTCCGACAAAACCATATCCCCCAAAAACGTTTACGATTGCCATTTTGCAAACACGCTTTCGTAATAGGCAAATACATCTTCGCCATAGTGTGGAGGGCAACCAACAAAGAACACGTTACTCAATGCCTTGTTCGCATTTGGATACTTCGAAGCATCGTCAAGATGTTTGTAACCAGGATGCAACAGAATATTTCCAGCAAAGTAGTTGCGAGTCTGAATACGATTTGCTTCGCAGAAGGCTTGGAGTTTTTCCTTGAGTTCAGGTGTATCAGTGATCAACGGCACACCGAACCAAGAAGGATCTGCCTTATCCAGAGCAGAGGCAACGCGAACACCAGGAACGGAACGATAGAAGATGCTCTTGATGCGCTCGAAATTCAAACGACGCTTCACATCAATCTCATCTATTTTCTTCAACTGCTCAATACCAATCGCACCTTGAAGATCAAGTGGCTTGAGATTGTATCCCATGTTTGAGAAGAGATACTTGTGATCAATTATTCCATTATATCCTTCAAGCCATTTATCAAAGCGATTACCACATGTTCCACAAGCCAATAGATTAGCAGCACCGACGCAACGGCAATCACGACCCCACCAGCTAATGCTGCGAGCAGTGTTGATGAGTTGTTCGTCGTCTGAGCAAACCATCCCGCCTTCGCCTGTCGAAATGTGGTGAGCAGGATAGAAAGATGTTGTCCACGCATAGTAATAGTCCGTAAGAAGTTTACCATCCCATTTTGTGCCGAGTGAATCGCAGTTATCACCAATCAAAAGAAGATCATGCTTTTCACAAATTTCTTTGATGCGATCCATATCAGGAGGATTGCCAAGAACAGGTGAAACGAAAATAGCCGCAGTGCGATCTGTAATCTTTTCTTCAAGTTTATCAAGATCGAAATTGAGAGTATCCATTTCAATGTCAACAAACACTGGTGTTAGATTATTCTGAACAAGTGGTGCAATAGTCGTCGGGAATCCGACAGGTGATACAAGAACCTCAACGCCATCTTCCAAGTTCAGATGCTTCTTGAGTGCTGCAACCATTGTCAAATTGGCAGAGGAACCAGAGTTGACCATGTGAGCATGCTTCACATTGAATTTGCGACAGAATGCCCATTGGAACTTCGCAACATTCTCGCCAGAGACGAGCCACTTACCTGTTAGAAATGCAGTGACACCAGCAATGACTTCTTTCTCATCCCAATATGGACCAGAATAGAATACGGTATCTTTCTCAGGATTGAACTCTTTGCAATTGTATGCATACTTTGGTGTACCAACAGCGGCAACCAAATCTTCAATCATTTGCTTCACATCACTCATACTTTCATCCTCAAGATTTGTCCAAGATATTTACCATAATCTGATTTACTATATTTCTCAGCGGCACTACGAACATCATGCTCTGTAATCCACGCATTCTTGTATGCAATTTCTTCAGGGCATGCAATCATCATACCTGTTCTCTTTTGCACTGAACCAACAAATACAGATGCTTCTGAGAGAGACTCAAATGTACCTGTGTCAATCCAAGCAATACCACGATTCAAATACTCAATCTTGCAATCATTGTTTTGCATATAAAGATTGTTGATGTCAGTAATCTCCAATTCTCCTCTTGCAGAAGGTGAGATCCTCCAGGCATATTCTACTACATTATTGTCATAAAAGTAAAGCCCAGTGACAGCATAATTACTTGGAGCAAATTTAGGCTTTTCGACAATTCGAATTGGGTTTCCATCATTATCTAATTCTACCACTCCAAACCGTTCAGGGTCCGCGACATGGTAGGCGAAAACTGTGCAACCAACATGATTGTTTTTTGCAGCATTGAAACGATTGATCAATTCATTACCATAGAAAATATTGTCACCAAGAATCAGAGTAACTTCATCATCATCAATCCATTTTGCTGCAATGCGGAAACATTCAGCAATTCCTCTTGGTTGCAACTGAGTTTCATAAACAATATTCAATCCCCACTGAGACCCATCACCAATAAGTTTCTCAAATGGTGCGCGATCAACTGGCGATGTGATAATCATAATATCACGAATGCCAGCAAGCATCAATGTAGAAATTGGATAATAGACCAATGGCTTATCATAAACAGGCAATAACTGTTTTGAAATAACCTTTGTGCATGGATAGAGGCGTGTACCTAATCCACCTGATAAAATAATCCCTTTACGCATTATACCACTCCAAAGTTTTCTCCAGTCCTTGGACGATCTTGGTCTTTGCGGACCAACCAAGTTCCTTGAAGATTTTATCCGAATTCATAGAATATCTAAAATCATGACCCTTACGATCATTTACAAAATTAATCCAGTTTTGATACATGTGAACTGGTTTACCCATTAAGTCAAGAATCAATGTTACCATTTCTAGATTAGTGATCTCATGACCACCACCAATATTATAACGCTCACCAGATTTAAAGTTTTGACCGATTGTTAGTAATGCTTCACAATGATCTTCGACAAATAACCAATCGCGAACATTCGAACCAGTGCCATAAACAGGAATTGGCGTATTGTTTTTAATATTCCGAATGATAGTTGGAATAAACTTTTCAGCATGCTGACGAGGACCATAGTTGTTTGAGCAATTCGTAACAACTGCATCAATCCTATGTGTGTTGACATAAGCACGAACGAGATGATCGCTGGCTGCTTTGGTTGCAGAGTATGGATTGCGTGGATCGTATGATGTTGTTTCTGTGAAAGAAAGGGCGTCTGATGTTAAACTTCCATAGACTTCATCAGTTGAAACGTGAACAAGTTTACCACCATACTTGCGAATACACTTTAGAATGTTATGAGTGCCATTAACATTAGTGCTGAGGAAATCATCGTCCCCAGTAATAGAATTGTCAACATGAGACTCAGCAGCAAAATGAAACGTAATGTCTGGTTCATAGTCATGATACATGTGGTCTAAGAATTCAAGATTCCGAATGTCGACTTTTTTGATATTAAGTCGCCAGTCGTCATAGAAACCATTTAGATTGCTGCCATTTGCAGCGTATGAGAAGTTGTCGAGAATGACAACCTCATCAGAAGGATATTTTTGTAGGTGAGAGATTACAAAATTAGAACCAATAAATCCCAAACCACCAGTCACAAATGTAGTCATAAAACCTCAATTACAATTCAACTTCCTCATAAATTGCAGGATTTGATTTACCATAATTTCTCATGATGACACCAGCCTTGCTGTTTGCTTCGTTTTCAAACTCGCTGCCTGTCTCACCTGCATAACTATGTAGTACACCATCTTCGTTCTGTTTGTGGTGTACTAGTTCATGCCCTAATGTGCGAAGGACATCTGCTAAATGCCGCCCTGCAACATTTAAGTGAATCACTCTTTCACTTGGAGAGTAACCACCGAAACTCGTATTCTCTCTCGCCGCACCGCGATCGTCAATAATTACGAGTTTTGGGAGTTCAGCAATACCTAAATTATCCTTACAGTAGCCCATGAAATCATTAATGCTACTTTGAGTTTCTTGTTCCTTCAGGTATTCTCTGAACTTTTTCATTTAGTTTATAAACCTTTTTTAAGAATCGTTTCCAGACTCTTGGATCTTGATTTCGGAAATTCCGTCGATACATAAAGATGGCTTCAGATTCCTGCCAACCAATTTTATGTGCCGCTCGAAGTTTATTTATATCAATTCTCTCAGCCTGAGTTTCGTAGGCATGAGCATCGATCTCGTCTGGATTCCCATAATACATTGCCTTCATCTTATTCTGTTTCGGTTTAGGCTTGTATTCTTTTTGTAAAAGAAAAGGTCTTTGTTTCTGTTGATGCTTATGGCGATACTCGTGGTGAATCGCACGAATGATCTTCAAAGCCAAATTTTTAGCACCAGCCTTTGTAAGGCTCGCCTTACGTTGTCTTTTAGGGAAATGCAGTGCGATGTAGATATGTTCAGGGATAAAATCAGAAATGCGATTACAGTAATGTGCGTTTACAATCACATTATGATCTTTGAAATATTCACCCTCAAATCGTTCTGATGAGAAACAAACAATATTACGTTTGAAGGCTGCATTTAAAGATCGAATAATAGATGGTACATGTTTTCTGCCCACCCAATTTTCAGCGAGAGCATTAACCTTCTTCTCTATCTTTTCAAGTTTCATTACACTTTCAGATTCTTGAATTTGTCTGTACTCTTACCGCGATCAAAGACTGGCTTTGATTCGGCTTCTTGCATCACAGCGTCTTGTGCCTTCTGTTCAAGATCATAGAGTTTCATCTTGGCTCTATCGAC